CTGAAAAGTGTCAGCAAGTCAGGTAAAGTTATTTAGACATCAGCAAGAACCAATCGTTTAGCATAGTCATAAGCATATTGTGTTCTTGCTCCATGGTGTCCCCATCCAATCCATTCGTAGGCATAATTCATATACCTATCAATAGATTTTCCAGAAACTTTCATTCTGTTTTCAATACTCTTCCATTGTGGTTCAGTAGTAATATACCGAAGTTGAGTATCAGCAGTAGAAGGATTACCTCCTATTTTTTTAGCAAAAGCACCCAGTCCATAATAACGAGAAGCAGAAGTAAATTGTATCAAACCATAACCTCTTCCACAATTATAGTATGAGGTTCTACTACCACCTTCACAAATGTTAGGCACGAATGTTGATTCCTGTCTAATATTGCCCATGATGGTAGCAAGGGCGTTTCTGTCTCTAATACCACGATCCTGGAAAAATGCCAGGGTAGCATTCTCATGTTCATTACACCCTTTACAAATTAGTCTTTTCTCTTTTGGCTTTGGTGGTGCAACCTCTAGGATTGCTGTCTTCTCGGGTTCAAACTCTTTAATAATAGAATAAGGTTTTTCATCCACTGGGGGAGGAGGACCTTGCAGTTTATAACTAGAGAAAGGCAGTGATGCCGTATTGGTTGTAACCATTGCTAAAAGAGGAACGGCTACAGTAAAGAAGTTTAGCATTAAAATTAATTGAACTCTACATCCGTATAGAAAGGGGGTACACCCTTTTCTCAAAGGGCACTTTCCACGGCTCTAATTGTCACTCAAAGTCACATTACAAGAAAACCCACCTTATGGTGGGTTATAAACATTATAAGTTTTTATTTAGAATCTGTCAAGATTCCACTTCTTCAGAAGTTTCTTTGGATTCTGGCTCTGGCAAAGTAACTCCAATTTGTGTTAGATACTCAATAGCTCCTTGAACTTTCCAAAAAAGTTCTCTGTTTTGATTAATTTCTGATTCAAGTTTAACTCTTTGTTCTAAAAGTTGTTGTAGATGTTGCTGCTGTTCTGTCATTTTTTTTCTCAAATTTTATTAAAAGTTTATTTAGTAATCTTCAGGTTCTAGAGAGACAATCTCAAGTTCATCATCTTCCGGTTCAATCCACTCATAAAACTCAGCAAGAATTGCGCGTGCATCCTCTTTAGGAATGCTCATATCAGCGGCACGGTCAAGAGACCATGACCTAACATGAGCAACAATATCTTCAGTCGTTGCGTTCATAATAGTCCTTTCGGAAGTACCTGTTGAGGATGTTGCTATTGTAGTATCTGGGCACTCCACTGTCAAGGGATTCTGTGAGAACATTGTTGAAGAAGAGTTGCCTTGTTTCTTCAAAGTTTGTTTTGCCCTTTGTTTTATGTAATGATAAAATAGTGCGCGTAAAATTCTCCCTACCATATTTCTCTATATCTTCTTTGAGTTCTGGACATGAACCATAGTATTTTTTCCAATCAGATTCTGCCTTAACCTTTCTAGATTTTCCTCTCGGTGTGCGGAAGCTCCAGAAATATTTTCGACCAATATAGTCACGATTAGTTTTGTTGCAATGAATATGATATACGAAACCAAAATAATCCTGAATATCACTCGAACCAAATTCTTTTCCATTGTAGGTCCAAGGATTCTCATAGTCAATATCTGTACTCATCAATAATATCAAGAACTTCGTTCAGATATTTATGAGCAAGTCCTTTCATATCCATTTCGGGTCTAATATGATCTTTATAAAGATTGTCTTTTAATTTCAAAACACGAACTTTAATTTCATCTTTAGTCAGTTGATTTTTAGACATAAAAAAGGGGAAGGATAACTTCCCCTATCTATATGAGATTAAGTATTCTCACCTAACCATTCTTTGCAAAAGTCATAATCTCCAAACATAAACTCATCACATTCTGCTGCTTCTTTGTATGCGTTCAGAATTTCCTGTTCACACCATTCATCATAATTGGAATCCTGCGAAAGTATTTTTGGTAACATCTTGTTTGATTCCGCCGACTACATAACTCTCGACTTCCGTTTCCTGGGGAGCAACCTGGAGACCTTTAGAGGAAATCCAGTGCTGTGTCCAAGGAAGTGGATTATTGTTTGCTGAAATATCGTATTGGGGTTTTAGTCCAATTGCTTTAAGTCTTCTATTTGCTACCCATTCAACATATTGTTGAAGAAGTTTGTCGTTTAATCCAATCATGCTGCCATCTTTGAACAGATAATCTGCCCATTTCTTCTCTTCGTTTACAGCACGATCAAACATCTTATAAGTCCATTCCTCTTCTTCTTTCATAATCTTTTGCATTTCTGGATCATCACCTTCTCTCCACTTATTCAGAATGTTCTGAGTAAGTGCTAAGTGTTGGTTTTCATCTCTTGCGATAAGAGAGATGATTTTAGCAGATCCTTCCATAAGCTTAAGTTCACCAAAGGCGAAACTACAAGCAAAACTAACGTAGAAGCGAATACCTTCAAGAATATTAACGTTTGCGACTGCTCTGTACAGTTTTCGTTTGACATCATTGAGATTTTCCCTTGCGTATGTGACTCCTTCAAGTTGTTGCTTCCAAGTTTCGGAAGTACCATAATTCTGTGCAGATTGAATAAAGTCATCATAAGACTCTGTGACGCTCTTAGCACGTTCCAGAATACGCTCATCACCAATAATAGTATCAAACACCTCAGATGGGTCTGAATATACGTTCTTGATAATGTAAGTGTATGAGCGACTATGGATCATCTCCATAAATCCCCACACTTCCATACATGCTTCTAACTCAGGGAGTGAGCAGTATGGAATGAATGCCATACCAGGACCACGACCCTGAACAGAATCAAGCATAATCTGATACTTCAGGTTAGAAGTATAAATGTGCTTCTGTTCAGGGCGAAGTGTTTGATAATCTCCACGATCCTTCTGGAGAGACACCTCTTCGGGTCTCCAGAAGTATCCAAGTTGCTGAGTGGTTAGTTTATCAAAAATAGGATATTTGTATGAATCGTATCTTTGAACCCCAAGTGGTTTACCAAAAAACATTGGTTGTTTTTTGGTGTCAACTTTTTCAGTATTAAAAACAGTCATTCCTTTAATATTTGTTTGAGGTTCTTCTGTTGAAGAAATTTTAAACTGCACAGGATTCACACTCTCCCTCCTCTACTGAACTTAACTCACTTAACAAATCTTGAAGATTGGGTTTCTCTTCTACTACCTCATCAGTTTTAATATCATAAGTGTTTTGGTAGTAAGAAGTCTTCCACCCGTACTTGTATGTAGTCAAAAAGTCTTGTGCCATCACGGACACTGGGACTTCATTATCCGTATAATTCTCCGGGTTATAGGACCAGTTGCCTGAGATTGCTTGGTCAAAGAATTTTTGCATCACAGCAACAATATTAATATAACCACGGTTACTAGGCATATCCCAAAGAAGCGTATACGCATTCTTGAGGGTATGATACTGTGGAACAATCTGTTTGAGTGGTCCCTTTTTACTTTTCTTAACGGACAAGAATCCGCGAGGAGGTTCAATTCCATTGGTTGCATTTGACACAACGGAACTGCTCTCCGAAGGCATTTGTGCGGACAGTGTTGAGTGCCTGAGACCGTGTTCCAAGATGGATGCTCTAAGAGTTTCCCAATCATGCTGAAGTTGAACAGAAGAAATTTCATCTACATCTTTTTTGTAAGTATCAATTGGAAGAATTCCATCAGCATACTTAGTGCGACCAAAGTATTCGCAATATCCTTTTTCTTTAGCAAGTTGATTAGATGCTTTTAGAAGATAATACTGGAATGATTCGGATAAACCATGAACTGCATCCCATGCTTCTTGGGAATCATAATTAAACCCAAGTTTTGCCAAATAGTGCGCTAACCCTATAAACCCTATACCAAGAGAACGACGCGCCTTGGTGGCGATTTCTGCCGCATCCACGGGGTAATTTTGATAATCAATCAACTCATCCAAACCGCGAACAGAAAGGTCACAAAGTTCTTCAAGTTCTTCATCAGACTTTACCTTTCCAACATTAATTGCAGAAAGAATGCAAAGTGCAATCTCACCCATCTTGTCATCAATATGCTGAAGAGGGTCTGTTGGAAGAGTAATCTCTTGACAAAGATTACTCATATTAACTTTGTCTTTAAAAGAAGAATGAGAATTGCAGTGGTCAATATTCATAATGTAGACTCGACCCGTCTCTGCGCGTTCTTTAAGAAGGCTAAGGATGAGTTCTTGTGCTTTAATAGTTTTTTTCGCAATGGACGGATCTTTTTCATATTGTACGTAGAGAGAATCAAACTCAGGGAGTCCAAAGCTATCATAAAGTCCAGGGACATCATGTGGAGAGAAAAGCGTGATCTCACCGTCTTGAATAAATCTTTCATAGAACAACTTGCTAATTTGAATGGAGTAATCAAGTTTGCGGACACGATTATCTTCCGTTCCCTTGTTATTCTTAAGGACTAAAATATCTTCTATTTCTTGGTGCCAGATTGGGAAGTGGACTGTCGCGGATCCACCTCGTATGCCATTCTGCGTGCAACATCTGACAGTTGCTTCAAACTTCTTGAGAAATGGTACAACACCCGT